ATTTAAGGTAGATGATGGTTTTCCTGCTACCCCTTAGGACTTTAATATTATTAGACCTAAGATTGATTTGCTTATAGGTGAGGAGACTAAAAGACCATTAAACTTTAGAGTTGTTCGCACATCTCAAGAAGCTGTATCAGAACTACAAGATAAGGAAAAAGAAATGCTTATGTAGTACATGATGGCAGCTATACAATCTAAGATGGGTCCAGAAGAACAGCAATAGTTTTAGCAATAGTTACAGAGTGGTGAGATTATGCCACCAGAAGCTATAGCTAAATATATGGATAAAGAGTACAAAGATGTTGTAGAAAATACTGCTTATCATACACTTGAATACCTTAAAGAAAGACTTTCATTACATAATGAGTTTATTAAAGGTTGGAAAGATGGTTTGATTAGTGGAACTGAAGTATACTACGTAGGTGTTCAAAATGGAGAACCTTACGCAGAACGTGTAAATCCTATGGACTTTGATTATGACAAATGTCCAGACTTGGAATTTATAGAAGATGGTTCTTGGTGTGTTCGTAAGATGAGATTACCAGTAGCTGAGATATACGATAGATATAATGATAAGATGGATGAGAAAGATCTTAATAGGCTTAATGAAATCTTATCAGGAACACCTATTGGTGATATGCCAGAAAGAGGACCAGTTGATGATTTTAATCATATAACAATGCATATATACGATAAGGATGGCTTATCATTTTAGAATAAACATTCTATTAATGTATGGCACGTATGCTGGAAATCATTTAAGAAGATCTTCTATGTTACAGTTCTTGATGAAGCTGGAGAGCCTTAGGTTACGATATGTGACGAAACATACAAACCTGTAGGAACTGAGGTTTCTGTAGAACCAGATTGGATTATAGAGGTATGGGAAGGATATAGAGCTGGTTCTGATTTATATTTCGGAATACAGCCGCTTGAGTACCAACATGTAAGTATTGATAATCCAAATTCACAAAAGCTCCCTTATTGTGGTTGTGTTTATAGCGCAACAAACAGTAGACCAAGGTCTTTAGTTAGCATACTAAAACCATTACAATATATGTATATTGTGCTGTGGTATCGACTGGAGCTTGCAATAGCAAGAGACAAGGGGAAGGTAATCAATATGGATATTACATAGATTCCTAAGTCTATGAATATTACACCTGATAGATGGATGCATTATCTATCTTCTGTAGGTGTTAACTTTATTAATCCTTATGAAGAGGGTTGGAATGTACCTGGTCGTGAAGGTGGTAAGCCTGCTACATTTAACCAGATTACTTCTCTTGACTTAACAATGTCGTAGGTTATATCAGAATATATATAGCTAATGGATAAGATAGAACTATTAGCTGGTACTATATCTGGTATTACCCAATAGAGAGAAGGAGCTATTAGTACATCAGAACTTGTTGGTAATGTTGAGAGATCAGTAACTCAGTCATCTCATATTACAGAGCCTTTATTCTGGGTTCACAATCAGTGTAAGAGACACGTAATGACTATGCTTCTTAATACTGCTAAAGGAGCTTGGGAAGGTACTGGTAAACAAAAGCTTTCATATGTATTTGATAACGGTGAAAGAGCATTCTTGGATATAGCGAAGAAGTTTTATTATGAAGATATGGATGTATTTGTAAGCGATACTTCTAAAGATATGGAAAATATATAGAAGCTACAACAACTTATTCAGCCAGCTATGCAGAATGGTGCAAGCTTGCTTGAGGCTGCTGAGATTCTTACAAATGATAACTTCAATATACTTAAGCAGAAGCTTAAGGATATGCAGACTCGTCAAGAGCAAATGCAGCAACAGCAGCAAGAAGCCGAGGCTCAGCAACAGCAACAACTGCAACAAATGCAGAATGAAGCTAAGCAACAAGAGCTTATGCTTGAGGAAGCTAAGATGGATCTTGAACGTTATAAGATTGATGCTGACAATCAGACTAAGATTGCAGTAGCTGAAATTAGTGCATATCGTGGTACTGAGGATAAGGATGCTAATATGAATGGTATACCTGATCCTATGGAGATTGCAAAGGATGCTACAGAGCAGCGTAAGATTGATCAGGAGGCTTATTTAAAGCGTTATGAGGCACGTTAGAAGCGTGAGATAGAAGATGCTAAGATAAGCTTAGAAAAGAAGCGTATGGACCACGAAATGGCTTTATAGAAGCAGAAAGATGATGCTGCGCTTTAGAGAGAAAAGATTAAGGCTTCTACAGCTTTAAAGAATAAAGTAACTGGTGAGAATTAATGCTTATGAAACCAATCAAACAACCAAGTAGCAAATAGCCTAATAAGTTTTAGGCTTTTGCTAATAAGCTTGGACCTCTTGTTTATAATGGTCTTATTAAGAGAGGTTATACAAAGAGGTCTACATATGATAATGTGATGAGTCAGTTGGCTTTTGAAAGTACTTATGGAACAAGTCCTTTAGCATTAAGAGCTCACAACTATGGTGGTTATGGTTATAATGGTAAAGACTATAATGTATATAAAGATGATGCTGCTTTCATAGACGCTTATCTAAATGATATGGCTGGCAAATATAAGAAGGCTTTAAATGCTGATACCGTAGCAGATTATGCTAAAGAACTTAAACGTATAGGTTACTTTGAAGCTCCTCTTGATTAGTATACAAAGAATCTTATCGGAATGCAATCTGTTAGAAAAGCTGCAGCTGTTCACTATGGTTAGCCAATAGTTTAGTAGAAACCTGCTTTAATGGCCGTGTAGCTGCCTAAATCATTTGTACCTTAGGAAACAGCTTAGACTATAGAAGAAAGCTCTTAGAACGCATTTAAATAGCCTGTATTGCCTCCTGTTGGTAGAGGTCCAGAACCAGAAATTGAAGTTCCGCAAGAATAGACTAGCCCTTTTATATTTTAGCACTCCATTGATCTTCCTCCAATAGAATAGACAATGGGTGCTTTGTTAAACGATTAGCATTTGGTTAGTGTTCCTGGTTATAAAAGAGGTAAAGATGATAACACTGTAATTGGAGCAGACGGAAATGCATATAATGTAGATTGGGGTACGCTGCAAAAAGTAAATGATTAGTATTTTGCTAACGTTTCAAGAAACGGCAAGAGTGGAAAGTCTAATGTTACTGGAGCATACAATGATTACTTAAAGAAGTATAATAAGTAGCCAAACGAAAATTATAGTTTAGATGAGTTAGTTGTTACTCCAAAATTCAAAGGTAGTGTTAATGATTATAATAAAATGATCGCTCATAGTAATTCAAGAGATTATTTTGACCCTTCAATGACATTAGATTTTATGAATGCCGCTACTTTAGGATTACCAAACAGGCTTAGCGTTTCTTAGAATATAGGAGCTATAAAAGATCTATTTAGTAATAAAAGTGTAAATAACAAAGTAAACTCATTTGTATTTGGTAACACTGGTGTTGTTAGTGATAATTTCTATAAAAACCATCCTTAGTTATCATCTGCTATAAATATTGCTACTGATATGATTACTCCATATGCTGTTAAGAAAACTCCAGGAGTTATTGATTTTATAGATAGGCGCGGCGTTCCTTTGAGCGATATAGCTAAGAATGAACCTAATACATTATCTCGAGTAATAGGCGTTGGAGACTCTGGGTATAAAGATGCGTTAGTAAATGACGTTATTCGTGGAAACATGAATAAGGTTTTTGGTACTGCAAAAACCTTACATAGAGCTGCAAAGTCTGCAGCAGAGAAAGGTTTGAGTGAAGATGATATAAGAGCTTTAAACTCTAGTTATATACAAGACGAGTAGTAGTTTAATAGAATTAAATCTATTGTAGATGAAGATTATATTATTAATAAGGCAAAACGAAAACCTGGAGTACGTATGTTATTAAAAGCTCCGATGTTAGAGGATACATATGAGCAACATTTGAATAGTTAGGCGGAATATAGAAAAATAGCTTAGGATGAAAGTTATAAAGAGCTATTAGGAATGATAGGTGATAACAAGGCTATGTAGCCATGGATTGATAGAGCTGTAGCTAATTCTATAGATGGTGTTCCAAAGGGTGATGCTGTTCCAACGTTTGTAATTGGTGGTGGTAGTGAGGATGTTTTAAAATAGCCAAGATCTTCTACTTATTTTGTTGGTGACCATGCTGTAGTTATAAATAACGCTGATAAAAATATGCATGTTATGGAAAACACTGGACACTTTGCATAGCACCCTACAACTAAAAGACCAATGAGTCCTCTTGATGATGACGTTACCATGTATGCTAAACAAGATGGATTATTAACTGGTAAGAGAAGGTTTGTAAAGATTCCTAAATCTAAAGTTAAGCAAGACTAGATTGATTACAGAAACGATATAAAACCAAAGTCAATGATTAAGAATGCTAAGCCAATATTGCCAGAATGGATATTAAACCAAAGACCAATGTTGTACTATATTCCAAATAGTGGTAGAAATAAATAATATACGCAATTATGCGAAAATAATATTTAATTATTAATTAATAATTATGAAGGAAAACAAAGATAACAAACCATCAGCACTTGACACGATGCTTGATAGTATTTATGGTAATGGAGGCGAAACTTCAGAGACCACAGATGTAACAAACATGGGAAGACAAGATAGTGTTGTTGAGGTAGACGATGATAATAAGACTCCAGATAACCAAAAAGGCGATTCTGAGGATGTAAAAGATGGGGATGATTTAACCGTCGGTAATGATAACACGGAAATCCCTGAACATATTTTAAACAACTCTAAAGAAGAGAAAGAAACTAATGATAATCAAGATGATGATAACACTGCTAATGATAACGATAGCGGTGATACTGATCCTTCTGCTGAAGATGTAACAGAGGCTCAGTAGGTTTCTGCTCTATTTGATGCCGTTGGCGAATCTTTAGGGTGGAATATGGCGGATTTTAATGAAGAAGATAAACCTGTTACTGTTGAAGAGTTTACTCAGTATCTTGGTAAGGTTGTAGAACACAACTCTGTACCACAGTATGCTGATGAACGTATCGCTAAGCTTGACGAATATGTTAAGAATGGCGGTAAATTTGAGGACTTTTATCAGAAGCAACAGGACACATTATCTTTTGAAAACTTAGATCTAGAGAATGAGGATAACCAAAAGAGCGTAATTAGAGAATTACTTAAATATAACGGTTATTCTGATGAGCAGATTAATAATAAGATTAGTAGATATGAAGATGCTGATATGCTTTATGATGAATCTGAAGATGCACTCGAACGATTGAAGGTTATTCGTGAGAATGAGATCGAAGAGAATCGTAAGCAGCAAGAGGAATACGCTAAGCAGCAGGAAGAGCAGAATAGACAGTTCTTCCAGAGTGTTCAGAGTGATATTAATAATCTGAGTACAATTAGAGGTATTTCTATTCCTAAGGAAGATAGAGCTTCTTTATATGAATATATCTTTAAGGTTGACCAAGATGGCGTATCACAGTATCAGAGAGATTTTAATAAGAATCTTTCAAAGAATCTAATCGAATCTGCGTACTTTACAATGAAAGGTGATTCTTTAGTATCTGGAGCTAAGAGAGATGGTGAAACATCCGCTGCAGAAAAACTTAGAAAAATACTTAGGAACACTTCAAAGAATCACAGCACATATAATACACAACAGAAACAGAAGAGTGCTGCTGAACTAGTAAGTGGTCTATTTTAAGATAAATTAAATTATATAATAACTTATGAATAATACTTTACTTAATGGTCTACAGTTGTATAGAGGTAAGAGATTCTCTGATCTTGTAGACGAAAACATGATTTCTAATGCTTTGCTTACAAAGCCTCATGAGGTTGCTGGTATCTTGTCTCTTGTATTCGGTACAAAGGATGATGGTGTTTCAACTACTATTGATATGATTACTGGTGGTCTTGGTAAGACTATGACTATCGAGAATCGTGAGTATGAGTGGGCTGTACAGATTGATCAAGATCACGCAGTTAACATTCGTTACGCTAAGTATAATGGCAAAGTAATTTCAACAACAGATTCAACTACAACTTCTGCTGCTGCTACAACTACAGCTGGTATTGGTAATTCTCCAATCTACCTCGGTCTTGAAGAGCGTTACTTTGGTCCTGGTGCTATCTTGTCATTCGACAACTATCGTTTCCAGGTTCGCGTTTCTGGCACCCCATATCAGGATGGTAGCGCTTGGGTTTATGAGTGCTACGTAGCAGATGCTGGTTCTGGTGCATATATTCCAGGTGAGTATCTTCTCCCAGGTCGTCAGGTAAGCCGTATCGGTTCTGCATACGAAGAGTATTCAGATGAGGCAGACATCCTGAACTATCAGACTCCATTCAAGATGAAGAACAACTTGATGACAATGCGTCTTTCTTACGATATTACTGGTGATGCTTACTCTACAGTATTGGCTATCGCTTTGACAGATCCTGAGACTGGCAAGAAGTCTTACCTCTGGTCAGACTACCAGTATTGGTTGGCTCTTCGTGAGTGGAAGAAGCGTGAGGAATATCAGTTGCTCTTTGCTAAGTCTAACCGCAACGCTGATGGTACATACTCTAATCGCGGTACAAATGGCAGACCAGTTGCTATCTCAGCAGGTCTGTTCGAGCAGATTAGCCCAGCTAACACACGTTACTACACAACTCTTACAACTGAGTTGCTCGAGGATTATCTATTCGATCTTTGCTATAACATGCTTGGTACAAACGAGCGTAAGTTTGTTGCTTTGACTGGTGAGATGGGTATGCGTGAGTTCGATCGTCTCTTGAAGGAGAAGGTAGCTAACATGCAGTTGATTGATACTAAGTTCATCACTGGTAATGGCCAGGAGTTGACTCTCGGTGGTCAGTTCACAACTTACAAGATGACTAACGGTATTGAGCTTACTCTTAAGAAGTGTGCTCTCTTTGATAACATGGAGATGTTCCGTCAGCTCCACCCACTGTCAGGTAAGCCATTGATGTCTTACACATTCTTGTTCCTCGATCTTGGTATGCGTGACGGTCAGGCAAACATCGTTAAGGTTTGTCGTAAGGGTCGTGAGTTCGTACAGTGGTGTACTGGTGGTTCTGTACTTCCATCTGGTTACGGTAACTCAATTAATACTCTCCGTTCTAATAGCCGTGATGGTTATCAGGTACACTTCCTCGGTGAAGAGGGTATTATGGTACGTAACCCACTTGCATGTGGCGTACTTTACTGCGATGCTGATGATTCAGAGTACAAGCAGGCGTAATTGAAATAACGAGTCTCGTTTCGGCTGTATAATATATAATATATAAAAAGGGCTCGTGGTTGTTTCCACTCGCCCTTTATATATTAATATTATATACGGAACAACACTAATTTAAATAAATATTATGGTAGTTGAATTAAGAATTAAGAAAAAGAAT